TCCAGCTCGGCCTCGGCTTGCTCGGCACGCTTGGTGCAGGCTTGGTGCGAACGGAGGCCAGCATTCTCGGCCTCCAGTTCCGCGATGCGCTGCCGCATCTCGTCTTCAGGCCAGATGGTTTGCTCAGTTACTTTCTTCACGTCTTCAGTGAACGACGTGTCTCGGGGATCTGGGATGTGGCCTGTCTTGAAGTCGGTCATACTTCCCCCTTAGGAATCTTATCGCGGTCGATCTTACGATACTCTTCCTTACCACACATTTGGCACTTGAGGATAATTGTCTTCCTGTTCATCTTCTTGCAACCCCAATAATGCTGATGATTAGGATCCATAGCAGTATCTTTCATCTTGGCCCTTTCTTTAAGTCGAGGAGTCACTTCTTAACCTTCTTAAGCGACCCCCAACGTATTCCTTGTTTGCAATCGATACTAAATCTGAACGGCGCTTCTAGTGGGGCATTGTCAACCATCTCTTCATGGATGATCTTCATGACCTCCTCCTCGTGACCTTTCTTTACTTCGAAAAGAAGGCTGTCATGCACCGTTACTAATATGTGGGCAACTTTTGGATCCAGTCTGTTATGCAGCCTTGTTAGAGACATTAGGTTGATATCTGAAGCGGCACTCTGAATAGGGGCATTTACTGCCTGGCGTTCGATTTCATGTTTGTTGTTTCCTGTCACCAGAGCAAAGCGTCGCTTTCGTCCAAAGGCTGATTCGATGTACCCTTGCCGTACAGCGAGCCTTTGGTTGTTAATCATCCATTTATGTAGGACAGGAAATCCTCCAAGAAAGTTGTCGAGGAATTGCTGGGCTTTACGGATAGAGCAATCCAACTCTCCCTCTGCCAATGATCTGGCGCCACGCCCGTAGACAATACCGAAATCGACAAACTTCGCGGCGTAACGTTGATCACTCGTAACGGGATCATCAAGTTGGAGTCCAAATATGGCTCGAGCGACTCTAGCATGTATGTCCTCTTCTCCAGCAAAGGTCTTGCACATGTTAGGATCTCTTGAATAGAAAGCGGCAATTCGTAGTTCAAGCTGATTGTAGTCGGCTTCGAGAAGTGACCATCCTTTTGGGGCAACGAAGGCATCTCTAATGATAACCCCAGCTCTGGCGGGGATGTTTTGAAGGTTAGGGTCGCGCGAACTGAGTCTTCCCGTAACGGTCCCATGTAACAGGAAGCTAGCTCGAATCCTGCCATCTTCAGATACCCTTTCAAGGAGCCCCCTTACATAGGTTGAGTTGAGCTTTTGTTTCTGGCGGAGCTCTAGGATCTTCTTAGCAAATGGATGGTTGAGTTCGTTCAGTTCAACCTTCCCGGTCTTTGTACCGGTAGGACGTAGCTTCAACTTCCCATACAAGTACTCGCCCACTTGTTTTGGAGAGTTAGGATTAAACTTTGGATTCTCGGTTTCGAGTTGTAGTTCAATGGTTGCTGCAGCAATGTCCTTCTCAAATTGGGCTCCCAGAACCTTCAGATGGTGTTGGTCAATTAGGATCCCTTGGTGTTCGATTTCTCCCAGAGCATGGCTAGCGGGCAAGAGGATGTCGTCGTGAATATGCCTAAGGCCCTGTTCGTTGAGTTCGTCAGCCAGGACCCAGGCAAGCTTGTGTGTATAATACACGTCATAGGCCAAATACTGATATAGCTGGTTCTTAGGGAGTTCATCTAGTCTTCCCTTTCCACCTTTGATAGCTGAGTCGTACTCCGGGGCTTGAAAGTACTTACGTGCCAGGGTCTTGAGACCGTGACTTCCTTGTCTTTCATCCATTACATAGTGAGCCAGCATACAATCGAAGTCTACATTCCAATTGATACCGAGCTGATACAGAATGAACTTCCTGTCGAATTGAGGCCCGTTCTGAGCAACCCAGACATTACTCTCGGCCTCTAAAAAGTCTTTAAGGATCGCCAAAGCGGGGGCATTATTGTATAACACGTCCGCTGTGACAATAAAGATCTCTACGCCATCATAGATACCCATAACTAGGATCTCGTCCTCAACCTCATCAAGGCCTGTAGTCTCAAGGTCGAGGGCAATATGTGTGGGATCATGAAGAGCAACCTTACACATCATCTTACGAAGATCCTCAAGGGTCTCTATAACAGTATATGCTGGGGGCGGTTCGGGTTCTTCGTATTCTGTGGGGCAATCTTTGAGGAGTTGGATGTCACTTATAAGATCAGGGAAGTAGTCTGGTGATCTTAATACGGCTGCCGGGTGGTAAGTAGGAATACAGTACGCACCTACTTGGTCGATCCAAAGGCGAGCGCCTCTTACTGAAGCAATACTTGTGGGACCATATACTGCTGTCAGAGCTGTGGCTCCTAGCGTAAGGATCTTTGTACAGCCTTGAAGTTCCTCCATTAAGCGATCGTTGCAGGCATCAATAGCTGAACTAGGCGGTGTAGCATTCTTAGGCGGGCGGCACAGGCATGAGTTGGTAATCCAGACTTGGGTGTCATCGATGCCAACCTCTTGGAGAAGTTTCCTCAAAAGGACGCCGCTCATACCAATAAAAGGTTCTCCCTTTCGAACTTCTTGTTCTCCTGGAGCTTCCCCCACGATGACAAGGCCGCCTTTAACCCCAGCGCCAGGTACCATAGGTTGATCTATCAGGGGGCACCCAGTACAAAAATCATATTTGGTCATGCGCTCTCCAACCTGATTGTTCAGGGTGCTTTGTTGAGGTCACTTGGAAGAGTGCTGCATAGACCTCTAGGCGTGTACCACACTCATAGACAAGGGTTCCTAATAGGGCTGACTGCTCAGGACCACAACGTTCAACAATCCCTGCATCGCACCAAGGACACCTTCTAGGCACATTGATTGGCATACCACTCCTCTGGTTTTACTAAGCTGCCCCAACGTTCTCCTACACCGAAGTCTACCGTGAGAGGGATCTCGTCTGCAAATGGAACTTCTTCTTCGAGGACTCTCTTAATTGTTTTTATTATATAGGAAACCTTATTAGAACTCACGTTTAACAAAATAGAGTCATGGACTGTTAAAATGATCTCAGCATCGGCAGGGTCCAACAGCTCTTCTAGTTGTATGAGGCCTGAGAGGCAGATATCCGATGCCATGCTTTGTATGGGCATATTAGCGGCTTGACGTTCAATGTCACCACGATGTTCCGACAGGATAGCTGGGAAGCGACGTCTGCGACCGAAGGCTGACTCAACGTACCCCAATCGTAACGCCTGGCGTTGCATCTTGCGTATCCATTTCCAAAGACCATTAAATTGTTGGAAGTAGGCATTAATGAACCTCTGAGCCTCTTTGGGACTACAGTGCAGGATCGACAACGCAAGGGAGTTAGCCCCCCGACCGTATAGGATACCGAAGGCCACATGCTTGGCATGATACCTCTGCTCCTTAGTTACTTCCCCCACAGGGACATGATACATCTCAGCGGCAGCCAGAATGTGCGCATCTCCCCCACGTTTATAAAGGGCCTGCAACTTAGCATCCCGACTGTACCAAGCGGCTATTTTCAACTCCAATTGTGCATAGTCAACCTCGAGAAGAACCTTCCCTGGTGGGGCAATGAAGGCGTCTCGAATGATGGCTCCTACAACAACGGGCATGTTCTGAAGGTTGGGTGCTCGCGAACTTGTACGGCCAGTTACCGTTGCGTGGAGGAGGAAGTGAGGGTGAATAATTCCTTCCTCCCCTGAGTGGTTAAGTAGGCCAATAATGAATGTGGACAAGAGTTTGTACTTTAGTTTGTACTCTTGTAAGAGGTCAACGATTGGGTGTGAGAGACTGTCGAGTGCCAATTTATCAACACGTCGGTCATTCGAAGGTATTTGAAGGGTATCGTAGAGTAGTCGCTGGACCTGCTGCCTTGAATTAGGATTGAAGCTAGGTGTACCCGAGGCTTCGGTGAGACGAATATGGAGTGTATCCAACTCCTCGACCAATGCATCGCCAGTTCTGTGTAGGTAATCCTTATCAATTAATGCCCCTCTCATTTCAATCTGGGCTAGTGTACGCGCTGCAGGTATCAAGAGGGTGTTATGGATATGAGTTACATTCTCTTCATCCATCTCTTCCAATAGAGGATCAACTAGATTCCAAGTAAAGTAACAATCGTATGCCAGGTACTTGTACAGCAATTCAGGGGCGTACTTAGCCAAGTTAGACATATCCATGTCCACAGACCAGTTAGGTATGTGGAAGTACTCCATTGCGACAACCTTGAGCGAGTGCCCCCAAGGGCGCTCGTCAAGGTTGTAACTCATCAAAAGGGTATCGTACTTTGGCTTACATTTAATACCATATTGTATCTCAAGGAACTTACAATCAAACTGGTAGACATTATGACCCGCCCAATTTAGGTCCTCATCCTCGAGAAGCTCCTTGATGTGGGGGATCATCGGTTCCGTAACGACCCAAATATCGTGGGGGCTTGCAGCAATTCCTAAGCAGATGACTTCATCGACATGCGCGTCTAAGCCTGTCGTTTCTATGTCAATTGTGTGCAGACTAGAATGTAGTATAGCTAAGCTGCTGAAAAGATTTTCCACGCCCAACTTATCTTCTACGAGGGTGTAATCAACTTCCGGTAGCTGGTTCCTAGGCTCAGGAGGCCCGAGTTTCAGTTGAGCGAGATCATCCAATAGTACTGACAACAGATTAGGATCTCGAACAACTTCAATAGGGTGAATCGTCCCGAGGGTCCAAGTTCCGTAGTCGTCATTCCAGTCCCACGAGGTACGTTCACCAAATAGAAGAACCCCTCGGGGGTGTTGATGTCTGACCTCTTGAAGGTGTTGCCCACGACAACAAGTGATGGCTCTGGCAATCGTGACCTCATCATATGCCTTCTCCGGATAGCAGGGGACCTTTGTAGTTACATATAAAGTGTCGGGAGAGATCTCAACGGCCTTCAAAGCCTCACGAAGGACATCCCCAGCCTTCCCCACGAAGAGCATCTGGTGAGCGGCTTCATAATAGGAAGGGAATTCCCCCACGATAGTATAGCCGTACTTTACACCACGACCGATTACTTTAGGTCGACCTTTAAGAGGACATGAATCACAGCTGCTCAAAGAAGTACACCCTCAGTAGCCGTATAGACTAGCTCGAGGTTTCTTTGAATCATTGCCCGATCGAATTTAAGTTGGTTAAAGTAGTTATTGGGGCGTACTTGCTTAACCCCTGTATCTAAACGCGTAGTATAGTAGAAGGGTTTTGCAGAGTCGATACCCCTAAGCCAGAGGGGAAAGTCACGTGCGTAACAGGTTAGTTTGTAAAGATCTCCGTCCCAGCCAAGGAGGTGGATATCTGGTTGATACCAAAGGTCTCCGCCAATGTACTCCATTATTTGTTTGATAAGGATCCCTCTACCCATCTTCGATTCATAAACCACAGGGATTCCAATAACATCAGGATGAATGGCATTAATGAGGGTCTCGAAACACTGCATCCACTCATGGGTAGACTCGCCCTGAGGGGCTATCATAACACTAATGTCAGCCGCCCACTCAACATCGTTCATAAGGAGTTTATGGCCCTCATTAGCAGCGAGAATAGTTTTCCTTTTATTTAGGAATACATCGGGAAGAACGATCTCGTCGGGGCCGATCTCTTTTGCAACCTCTAGGACATGTTGAAATGAAAAGCTACTACCAAGTTCGTAGGCGCCGTTATCAAGTATGACGTAGTCGTCCATACTGGAGGAGAGCCCTTTATAATACACCATCTGCCGCTCATCACGGTGGAGTACATGGGCAAGACACAAATGATAACCAGTTGTGAACTCACCTAACAATCCTGTGGGGGGAATAGGGGCGAATTTCATGATCTTTGTCCATCACTTTGATGATACGCCTTAACCTTGGGATCTAGCAAGCGTACGATTTCATCGCTGATGTAGAACATAGCCTTTTGCAGATCTTCGACCTGAGTATCTTTGTCCTTCAGACCTGCACGCCAGAGATACTTAATCGCGTTACCGATATTGAAGTTCCTATGTCGTACGATCGCAAGGCACTCAATACCAGAAGGATCCGAGGTGTAGTGCTCGGGATGCGTTACAGGGTTAGTCATTTCTTTTGCTCCTCATACTCAGCCGCAAGCTTAGCCTTAAAGACCTCAGCGTTATCAGTCCAGGGAGCCCAGCGCCAAATCGCTTCACGTAGCATCCATTCGGTCTTTAGAGTACGCTTCTTAACGCGACGCTTCTCAACGTGCCTACCCTGAGCATACCCAAGAAAGAACGTAAAGCCAATTACGGAGGCTACGAGGGCAAGAGTAACCGCTGTGACTAGCATGTCTCCTCGTCGCCTTTCATACGCCTTGCTACAGTGGGGGAAAAGTGAATGCAAGCAAACTCAGGTTGAGGTCTAAGTGTGCCTGAAAAGGAGCCTCTTACGTTACAGAGGCCGCATTGACAACCCTGCTTGGGTTCAGTGAAGAACCTACAGTTACCGCAACAATGTTTGACGGTCATAATCATCTCCTAAAGAATAGCCGGGGGAGGACAGATCTTTGTCTGCCCTCCCCCTATGGGGATACTAGACGTTGGCGGAGGCCTCACTTATGATCCGGCACTGCCTAGCATGGAACCCACTCTTTAGATTACCTAAAGGACTTCTTGCCCTTAGGAGCAGCCTTCTTAGGAGCAGCATCTTCTGAAGGGATGAAGTTGGTCACACGATTGCGGATCACTCCCTCGTATGACTCCTGCTTGACTGCAATATCGGCAGTGGCTCCTTCGTACTCATCGGGATCGAACTCGAACTCGCCTCCGAGATCCTCTTCTGGAACGCCAACACCGAGAAGGAACTCCTTGACCTTGAACGCAGCCTTGGGGCTCATGCTCAGATTCGTCCAGAGCTTCCGGTTCTCGAACTCACCCTCAGCAACGGTCATCTCGAGGATGATGTAAGGATAGCCACTAGGACCATCCTCTTCACTCTGCTTAACCGAGGACACAACGATCGGGTAGACGCCGGCAGGGATAGGATCAAAGCTTTCCCCCACATCACTCATATCAATCTTAAATGGAGTCATTTGGAACCTCCTGATAGCAGATCCATTATCTTGGGCAGGGTAGGACTATCCACGGACTCTCCAAGACGTCCTTCTTCATCACGGGCCTTAGCCATAAAACGACCTGTAGGTTGAACGAGAAGAGATCGAACAGTAATAGGATCACCGTTCTCGTCAGCGTCATCCATGACGCCGAGGTAGGCCACAATGTCTACTAGTCCAGGAACTTCATAGACAAGCTTTCCAGTCAGGTTAGGGACCGCTTGCATCCTTTTTGTCTGAACGTTCTCCTTCTCGTTCGCTGACGCCGTAAAGATAGTATTGGCATCCAGGTCTCTGAAGAACCTGATCAACTTCCTCATCTGCGTACTGCTACGCAAGTAGTCTTGCCGTTCAGGTACATCAGGATCATGACCACGGTCACTCTTGACAGCTACAGCAACAACCTCAGAGAGGATTAAGTAGTTCAACTCCGAGAGTGAATCAATTGCCACAGTCTTATAGGGACTGTCGGGCGCGTGGACTACATCATATAGAGTGTCGAAGTCCTCCCACCTTTTAATCCTTACGACCACGATTTTGTTCGTCGAGGGTACAAAGTCTGCAAGCTCTTCAAGAGGAACAAGAACCGTCTTAGATCTGATGGATCTTGTACCGCCCTCGAAGTCAGCCAAGACCATAGGGCATAGTCTAGGATCTCCAGCAGCGGTCCCAATGAGATAGGTCTTTCCGTGACCACTGGGGGCATACACCAAAAGCTTAAGAGGATCTGCGACAGGTTTCTTTGGAACTGTTGGCGGTGTAGACACTTTAGTACTAGGTACTTTTTCGGTCATAGCGCCTCCTTATTTCTACGTGTCTATCGTTATGGCATCTTATACAGAGCCATACTATCTCAAGCGGTTTGTCGTAGTCCTCATGATGCCCTTCGATCTTACCTCCCCTATTGCAGTTTGAACACACTCGAGGTTTAATCAGCTTACCCTTCTTCAGGGCATAAGTTAAGACTTGTTGAGCCTTGTATTCTTTTGGATGCTTCTCATTCCATCGCGCGTTTATATCTTGGCGCTCTTGTACGCGGCCTGTATTATATAAAGCCACTGTACCTTTGTGCTCTTGATAGTACTCTTTATGCCGTGAGGCGATTTCAGCCTCGTGCTCCATCGCATACTGTTTTTGGTACACAAGACGTTCTTCTCTATGAGCCTGATAGTACTTCTTATGAGCCTCTTTTTG